GGCGGCGGCGGTGCATCAGCCGTTGGTGCAAATGCAAATTCAACCGCATCAGGCAACGGCGGTAATGGAACCGCTTCGTCAATAACAGGATCATCAGTAACTCGCGGCGGTGGTGGTGGAGGAGCTGGTATCGGTAAACCTGCTGGAACTGGTGGAACTGGTGGTGGCGGTGCAGGTGGTAACTCAGCCGCTGGAACTGCAGGAACTGTCAACACAGGTGGCGGTGGTGGCGGTGGTCACTTCACTTACGATGGTGCAGCAGGTGGTTCTGGTCTCGTCATACTAAAGTTCTTGACCGCGTTTGGCACTATCACAATCGGTGCAGGATTGACAGGTTCAACTTCTACATCTGGATCATACACAATTGCAAGCATAACAGCAGGCACTGGAAATGTGAGTTGGGCATAATGGCACACTATGCATTTATAGATGAAGCAAGCATCGTCACAGAAGTTATTACAGGCATTGATGAGACAGAACTAATTGAGGGGCTAGATCCTGAAACTTGGTACGGCGGTTTAAGAAGCCAGACATGCAAGCGCACTAGCTATAACAGCAAGATCCGCTATAACTATGCAGGCGTAGGATTTACTTATGATCCAATTGATGATGCATTTATTGCACCTACTCCCTGCGATCATACAGAATTGACACTTAACGATCTCAAGCGATGGGAGTGTGCAACCTGTGAAGCCGAGGCTAAGTCACTCAGCAATTCAGCTTAGAGACCAAATTGATGATGCATTCCCAGATCGAGATCGAACTTCGGACGGCTGGCTCGGTGACACGAGACACGCTGCTCGCAAGTCTGATCATAATCCAGATGTACAAGGATGGGTTCGTGCCATCGACGTTGACCGCGACCTTTACGGGAAAGGCCGGAAGCCCGATGTCATGCCTGACTTGGTCGATCAGATTCGACTACGTGCAAAGTCTGGCGATAAGAGAATCAGTTACATCATATTCGATGGCAAGATCGCCTCATCTAAAAAGGCTTGGGCTTGGCGTCCTTATGATGGGATCAATAAGCATAATCACCATGCGCATGTCAGCTTTACTATCAAGGGCGATGAAGACAATAGTTGGTTCAATATCCCGATGATAGGTGGAAAATAAATGAATATGAAGCATCCAGCAATAATTGCAGTAGGCGCATTCTTATGCGTATGGGGTACTACATCTAACTTCTCTCTAGACTATCGCGCCATTCTTGGCTCAGTAGTAGCTGGGGTATTCGGATACGCGACACCTAAAAAATGAGCACATCGGATTTGATGACACTTTACTTTGCAAGCCTTGCTGTTATTGGTGGGCTGGCAGGTTATGTCATTACTCATCTACTCTCAGAAATTAAGAGACTAAACTCGCGTGTCGATGAGATCTACAACATACTTCTAGAGCGATAATTTTTGCCATGGCAAAAAAGAAACTTATCGATCTTGATACTTACTCACAGCTTGATCAATACGCAATCTGCATGCATGAGTTCTATAAGAGTCTAAGACGTGCAGGCTTTGCCGTTGATTTATGTCTGGCGATCATTACAGATCGTGAAGCATATCCCGATTGGCTTATGCCATCGATCCCCGACCGAGTGGATCGCTTACCCTATGAGGACGACGACGAGGATTAAATGAAGCGAATTGTCATAGTAAGCGACCTTCAGGTTCCCTTTCATGATCGAGTAGCAGTCAAGAATCTAGCCAGTTTTATCAGCAAGTTTAAGCCGCACGAAGTAGTCACAATAGGTGACGAGATTGATTTCAACACCATTAGCAAGTGGTCAGAAGGGACGCCAGAAGCCTATGAGCAAACTCTGGGAGATGATCGCGATGAAGCTGTTCAGGTACTTTACGATCTACAAGTAACACAAATGATTCGATCCAATCACACGGATCGCCTTTACACACAGATAATGCGCAAGATTCCATCATTCCTGTCATTGCCAGAACTTCGCTTCGAGAAGTTTATGCAGCTTGACCAGTTAGGAATCACCTTCCATCGCAAGCCTTATAACATCGCTCCAGGCTGGATTGCAGTCCATGGGGATCACACACCTATCAAGTCTCAGGGCGGTCTATCAGCCCTTGAGGCAGCCCGTAGGCATGGCAAGTCAGTCATCTCAGGTCATACTCACAGAGCGGGCAGATCGTCCTTCTCAGAGGCCTCTGGAGGCCGTATAGGGCGTGTTCTGCATGGCGTGGAGGTAGGCAACCTCATGGACTTCAGCAAGGCCAGTTACACGAAAGGGTCTGCAAACTGGCAGTCAGCATTCGCCATCATGTACGTTGAGGGCAAGAACGTCCAGGTTGATCTTATTTACATTGAGAAGGATGGCACATTCGTAGTCTCAGGCAAGCGGTATGGACGACCTAGATAACGAGCTAGACAGAGACATCGATGACCACATCGACGACGCAGAATCGTTACCATTTCGTTATCTTAAATCTCAGATTTTCCCCTTTAGGGCGTGAGACAGTAGAGCCATCAACGAAGGGCGTTGATAGAAAGGCTCCAACATGTTCGATCCATCATTAGGCGACTTGGTTGCAATGATTGTCTTATCCGCACTATATTTTCATCTAGGCCGTATTGTCGGCATTCGCGTGGGATACCTCAAAGGCCGCAAAGCAGTCCGAGATTACTACGAGACAAAGGAAAGGGTGCGAGTGTGAAAGCAAGTGAAGTCCTATTATCAGCTACTGACATTATTGGAGACCGAGGACGAATATATGGTCATCCTCGTATCAATCAGACTCGAATCGCATTACGACTCCAGCAAATGCTCGAAACTCCAATCTCAGACCATCAAGCATGTCTGGCGATGGTCGAAGTTAAACTTGCCAGATTACAAGAAACAGCAGATCACGTTGACTCCTATATCGACGCGTGTGCTTACCTTGCACTAGCTTGCGAACTAATTACAGAAAAGGATGAGCAATATGTTTAACCTTGAAGATTATCAACCCGTTGAAGACAGGCTCTTATTGTTTTGGAAGGATCACCCAGATGGACAAATTCATACAAAGCTTCTTGATTCAGCCGCTGGCCGTTTTATTGTTGAGGCTGCTATATATCGCACAGAGGCGGACATTCGGCCTTGGACTACGGGACTTGCAGAGGAAACGATTCAAGGTCGAGGTGTCAATGCGACAAGCGCGCTGGAGAATTGTGAGACTAGTGCTATCGGTAGAGCGCTTGCTAACGCAGGATATGCAACAAAGGGAAAGCGAGCGTCACGAGAAGAAATGGTCAAAGTTAATAAAGCGAATGAAGTGAAGGCCAGCATCGATGAAGTCAAAGCAAAGATGGCCGACACGTCCGGCACTTACATCCCAGTTGTAAAGGAAGAAGATCCATGGACTATCAAGCCAGCGACTATGCCGCCCACAATGGGGGAAGCTGTATCGATGGTGCAAGAGATAATTGGCGGCCAGACCGAGAAGGATCTGCCGCATTGTCGTCATGGTGAAATGATGTGGAAGACGGGCACGACAAAGGCTGGCAAGCCATGGGGACACTTTAAGTGCAAAGCAGCTGTGACAGGTGAAATTGGTGGTCGGTGTGAATCACCGAATGATGTGATCTGGTATGAGATTGCTAAAGATGGATCATGGCAACGACAGAAGGCGAGAGTCTAATGGGACGTTTACAGTTTATGAATCAAGATGGAGAATGGGAGTCATTCCCTACCGAGGATGAGATTCATCGATCGAAGGAAGTAATTGCAATTCTTGAGGAGTTTACATTCACAACTAGATGCTGCTTATGTAATGAGGCAATACCTTACAAAGACATCCGAGTAAACTTGGCTAATAAGAGCTGGTCATGCGCTAAGTGTCACGCCGTCAATGGCCTCACAAAGCCGTAAGTATCGAGGATTCTCTACCGAGCGTGTAGTTGCTCGCTACCTTTCGACGTGGTGGCCACATGCAGACATCGGTAGAGGGGCTGGAAAAGATATAACACATGTCCCGTTCGACATGGAAGTTAAAGCTAGATCGGCGTTCCAGCCAAAAGCATGGATTGATCAGGTCACAAAGAGGGCAGCTAAAACTGGTGGGTTGCCTATTGTTACTTGCCGTCTTAATGGACAGGGAGAAGGTAGTCCCCAGGACTATCTGGCCTTTATGCGGCTTGGTGATCTGGTCAATCTATTGCTATTGGCAGGTTACGGGGATTATGCCAATGATCTTGATAAACTAGAGCCTATGAGATGCAGTATGTGTGGCGCATGGGCGTTTACTCAGATATGCAGAATGTGTCAAAGTGATCCAGATGCCAACCTATGAGTTTGAGTGTGATAACGATAAGTGTGAAAGTAATGCACGCATAGAGGAATGGCTTAGCCTTACAGAGCCGCATGACCTCGAATGTCCCTTCTGTAGTTCACCTATGCACAAAGTTTACAGTTCTATTGGGGTATCGTTTAAGGGATCAGGATTCTATAGTACGGACAATCGATGACAGACACGCCTCTGAACAGGACTTATACCGATGTCCTTGACACGTCTGGTACTCTCAGGGCTAGAGCCCATCAGGGGCTCAGGGCAAGCCTGAAAGGCGCAGCTTGCCTGATAGCCCTCGCTATTGGGACGGCTATGCCTGCTGATGCACAGGCGAATAATCAGGCAAT